TTTTGTTCTTCAGTTAATTCTTTTCCATCTTTTGCTTCTTCAAGTATTTCTTTTAATTCTTCTTCAGCAGCCTTTTCTTCTTCTGCCTCAATAGCCTCTGCTTCTGCAATTTCCGCTAACTCTTCTGCAATTTCTGCTTCTTCTTCTGCTATGGCTGCTTCCGCTTCTGCTTTAGCATTTTCTATTTCTTGTTCCATAGCCTCTTGTTCAGCAGCAATTCTATCTGCTTCTGCTTGAGCATTTGCTTCTTCTTGTGCATTTGCTTCTTCTTGTGCAATGCGGTCTGCTTCTGCCTGTGCTTCTGCTCTCATCTGTGCTTCTATTGCTTCAAGTTCTGCTGCTATACGATCTGCCTCTGCATTTGCATCAATCTCTGCCTGTATCCTTGCTGCCTCTTCAGCCATTTCTGCTGCTTCTTCTGCTAATTTTGCAGCAAGTTCTGCTGCTATTCTATTTGCTTCTGCATTGGCTGCAGCAAGGGCTGCAAGTCTGTTTGCTTCCGCCTGTGCTTCTGCTGCTTGTTGTGCGATCATCGCTGCTGCTTCAGCCTGTATCCTTGCTGCTTCTGCTTGTTGTGCAGATGCTTGGGCTGCTACTTGTGCTGCAATTGCTGAGGCTTGATCCGCTGCTGCTTGTGCATCGATGATTGCCTGGGCTGCTGCTGCGGCTTCTGCTGCTGCGGCCTCTGTTGCCAATCTTATAGCCTCTTCTTCTGCAGCAATGGCTGCTAGTCTTGCATTTTCTGCATCGATTATTGCTTGGGCTGCTGCTGCTTCTGCAGCAATTTCTTCTGCAGTTTTACCAATTTTTAATGTAACCACATTTGAATTTTCAGAATATAAAGGTAGTGTGTCATTATCTGATCTAATATGAAATGACCATACTGTTCCACTTGGCATTAGACTTTCAAGTAATGAGTGGCTAATTGTTATTGTTGTATTGAGGGAGTTAGGGCCACCAACATTTCCAGTTGCAATACCCCAGCCATTTTGTCCCTGAGTATTAAGACCTATAGCATATCTTTCTGGTTGAATATTGCCAGTATTTGGGGCTTCCCAAGTTAATACTGTTGATGTTTCTCCATCTACTACTGTTAAATTTTGTGGAGCACCTATAGTATTTACTACTGGGGCTGCTTGTGAAGTAAAGGCTTCTGCTGGAATAATTTGCATTGATCCAGATTGATCCCAATATAAAAATACATTTGCTCCACCACCATTTTCATAGTACATCAATTCTATAGTTTTTGGAACTCCTGCTGTAAAAGAAACTGGAGCACTTGTAGTTCCTCCACCACCTTTATCAACCCAATCATTTGTTATTAAAGTTCCATCAAGATATAGTTTAGTTCCATCATCTGCTGTTGCTAAAAATGATATTTCTTGGGTTGTATTGCTAAGTATTGATCCTGTAAATCTTACAATGACATCTTCTGCTGGACCACCAAGAACACTTCCACCACTCCATTGAAAATCAATATTGGGTACAGTTGTTACTAAAGTTGGAGACATTCCTTGTGGTATATAGGGAGAACCATTTTGACCTTGCACACTATAGACTTCTGCAGTTAAACCTTCTGTTGCATGGGCTTTGTCTGAGTGCCCGAAAAATAAAGACCCGACGACAAGGCCTAAAACAATTAAGAATCTAAGTGATTTTTTCAGTTTCCCTTCTCCTAGGTCAACACTGTTGACTACTATATTATAACATTATATTAAAAAGTGAGCAGTTTATAGACAACTACTCAGGTCTATCGTTCACGGGTATTAGCCTAACGACTCTCATTTAGAGCATCCGTATTAAATATAGCCGATCAATGTTTCATAATCTCTATAACTATATATTATACGGAATTATTTAATCTTTATAGATTTTGGTTTCTTTTCTTCTGGAACATTACGTGTAACTTGAATGTTTAACATTCCATCAGTTAGATCAGCAGTTGTTACTTCCATATATTCACCAAGAGCAAATGAACGAGTAAACTTACGAGCAGCGATTCCTTTATGTAATACTTCTGCATCTGTTACTGTTGTTTGTTCTCCTTTGATGATTAATGTTCCTTTATCTACCGCAATATCAAGGCTTTCTTTGCTGAACCCTGCTACTGCTAGAGTGATAGTATAATTGTCATCATCTAATTTAAGTAGATCATATGGTGGAAATCCACCTGCATTAATTGAATGTGCTTGGTTTAATCTATCTAATTCTCGATTAAATCCAATAAAAAAAGGATCTTTGAAAAGATCCATAGCGAACGTTGTTACCATTTTCTTTCTCCTTTTCAGCGAGTTATTTTATATCCCCGTTAGGCGGATACTATACTATTATAACACAAAAGGCAGGGAACTTATGTTACCCTGCCCAAAGTGTTGGATTATTTATTTCTTTTGTAGTTTTGCTACAGACTTGGTCAATGCGCTAACAGACTTCATCAAAGATGCGATCTGTGTAGTCAATGAATCGATCAAGGTTGCAACTGAGGCCTGTAGCACAGTTACCTGTGTTGCAAGAGCCTTAACTGCTGCGTTTGCAGTTGCTACATCTACCTTAACAGAGGCTACTGAATCAATAACGTTAACTGCTGGAAGAGATACAGTTGCAATTGCAGTGCTCTCTCCTTTAGCAAAACCAGTTACTGGAGTGTCTGCTATATCTGCTGACTGTGCAATAGTTACAAGAGATGCAATGATTCCAGCATCTGCAAGTTTTCCATCAAAGGATTGTAATATTGCAGAGGCATTTCCATTAGCATCAGTTACTGCTGAAGTTGAAGTTACTCCGTTGCCAAAGATTCCCTTAGAATCAACTGCAAAGTTAACACTAATTCCTTTAACTGGATTTCCCCAACCATCTTTAACAGTTGCAGTTACTTTTCCACTAGCAGTTGTTAATGTAATGTTTCTTGCTGTTGTTGCAACTGCATCATTAACAGTAAAGGTTGCAGTTTGTGTCAATCCTCCACCAACAACAGTTACTGTTGCAAGTCCAGGTTTCGTTCCAATTGCTGTAAATTCTTGTCCGCTTCCGATAGTAACAGTCTTTAAATCTCCTGTTAATGGACGAACAGTAGGTGCAGAAGTTCTAAGAACAACTCCGTCAGATGCAGTAACAACAAGTGCTACTCCAGAGACAGAAGTTCCTGAAGCATTCTTTAATGATGTTGCAATAGTTACTGCAGATGCAGTTCCTGCTGTTGTTGCTTGAACATCTTTTAATACTTTAACAGTCTCTGTGCTTCCACCAGTTAGTGTTAGTGATGCATATGATCCCGTTGCAGAATAGGTAACTGTAAGAACATTTGCAGATGTTAGCAGACCAGTTGAAGTTCCTGGCGCAGTAACCTGAATGGTTAATGCATCAACAAAGTTTGTTGTTGAAGTGCTTGAATCTTTAAATGTAATCGTTGCATCTCCATTGATATCAGTAACTGAAGTTGCAATTGTTGTTCCAAAGTTTCTGCTTGAAGAAGACAATGTTCCAGTAACAAAATAATATTGCTGAGGAGTGTCAAAGTTATTCTTTACATTAATCTTAAGGCTTGTGGTATCTCCACTTTTAACTACAGAGTTTGTAATTGATGCACTTAATAATGATGTAGAAATTCCAGTTGTTCCTAATGCACCCTGAGAAACTGAAGGAGCAGTATAGGTTACTGTAACAACAGAGTTTCCTGTTGCTAGAGCAACTGTAATTGTGAATGATCCACTAGCAGTAGTAGCAGAAGTAACGTATGTTCCAATTCCATTAGTTCCAATAACTACTGGATATGTTCCATTTGTAATTCCAGCAACGCTAGAAGATGTAATCTTAGCATTAACAATCGATCCTGCTGTTCCGCTAATTGACCAACCAAGTGTTGATGCAGAAGAGGTACTAGCAAAATATGTTGTTGATGTTGGTGTCTCAATTGCAACTGGAGCAACATACTTAACTGTAGATGTTGAAACTCCGATGGCACTTGAAAGAGCAACCTTTGTTGCAGTTGCTACTGGATTTGTTGTAAATGTTACGACTTTGGCAACTGATGGAGTTAAAATTCCACCTAAGTTAAATGTAAGAGTAGAACTTGTTGAACCAGTGTGCTTAGCATGAAGATCATATGATCCTGTTGATGCTGTAAGTGAGTCTGTTGACTCTAAGAATGTGTTTGTTGTTGGTGTTCCAGATCGGGAAGCGGTTGTTAAAACACTTCCTGGAGCAGTTAACTTACCTTTTGTTACAGTTAACGTTTCTGTTGATCCAACTGCAATAGTTGAAGAAACTGTAATTCTTTCTAGAGAATTACGAAGTAGTGTTGGAATACCATTGGTATCTTTAAGTGTAATTCCAAGATCGACTGAAACATCTCCTGCTGTTACTAAAGAAGAAGAACTTGTTTCTAATGAAACTGGAGTTCCTCCAACCTTAACATCTGCGGTAAAGTAAGCCTCTCCACCATCAATGGTTGAGTTTCCGCCAATTGTGTTTCCCACGTTGTCAATCCATAATAAAATTTTATAAGTTCCTGGAGTTCTAAATGCGTTTGACAAAACGCTTACAGAATCAACCGTAACTGTTTCATCACTTCCGCCTAGAACAACAGTTGCTGCAGTATTGTTTGATAAAGTTGCAAGAGCCACAAGAGTGTCTCCAACTGTAATTTGAGTTGTTGCGTCTACTGTTGCTGGTGTTGGATTTGAAATAATACGACCACGAACAGTTACTGTTTCGCTTGCCCCAGATGTATCTGAAAGAGCAATCATTGAAACAGAGACCTTGTTATCTGCTGCAGTTGCTGATGCAACGCCATTAGATAATGATGATGAACGGTTTGGAACGGTATCTACTGATAGAATTCCAGTAATTGCTGCATTGGCTGGGGCTGATGTAATTACAGACACTCCAGACAGGGCAAGCGCACTAACTGCTGTAACAGCAATCTTTTTAAATAAGTTCATTTTTCTCCTATAAGTTAACATGATTTTAGCCTTTATGACTATACCTTATTATAGCAGATATATAAGAACTGCGTCAAACTGACTATAATAAATTAAACTTTCCCAAAAACTCTTCAACATCTTTTGGCATTTGCATATTACGCCTATCTTCTCTCTCCTGAAACTCCTGCCTATTTCTTTCTTTTGCAGCACTCCCCCAAGTATGTACATCAATTTCTAAGTTTAAATCTTTTTGTGTATGTGCAATTGCTCCATAGACTGCACCACAAACAGCATCTGCTAAATCTTTAGATGATTTACGTGGGTGATCTACTCTGTTACCTTTCATAATCTTTAACTCAGAAAGTTCCTGAAGCAATAAATCAATCTGTGGCATTGCAATTCTTTCTTCATAAACCATCATTGCTAAATCTTCATAATGTTTTTTAGCAACTGAGACTGTATCTGTATTTATTCCAACAGCCTTAAGTTCATTTTGAATGTCAAACGATTGCCATCTATCAAAAGATACAATGCCAATGTTAAATCCTTGCCTTCTTAGGTTAATAATCCATTGTTTTACTTCAGATAAGTTTACTGGCCCCTCAATTTTTGGCTCCCACCATGCAACGGCATCTACAACAACAACTGGTGCAACCTGTTCATAGTCTTTAATAACTTGAATGTTAACCCAT